TATATGGCAGAGATAGCACGACAAGAAACGTATAAAGATTTAGATTTTACTTTTAAGCAAAATCCTAATACCAATGACATTGGAATAAAGAAGAACAATGCAGCGGTAATACAAAGCTGTCTTAATATACTTCGCACTAATCACGGTGAGCGACCATTTGATTATCTTTTTGGTGCAAACCTAAGAGCATATCTCTTTGAGAACATGACAAATGTAACAGCATCGAACATGGGAACAAGTGTTAATATAGCTTTAAAGAATTACGAGCCAAGAATAGAGGTACTTAATACTAATATTAACGCAAAGCCCGATGAGAATATGGTATATATTACAGTAACCGGTAGAGTTAAATCAACTAACGAGATATTAGACATCGCTACCACAATAGAGAGAATACGATAATGGCAATAGAACGCAGAATTTCAGCAAGTGAATTAGACTTTGACCAAATAAAATTAAATCTAGTTAATTATATGAAGGCAACAGATACAACCTTCAATGATTATAACTACGATGGCTCAGCGATGAGTACCATCATTGATGTATTAAGTTATATAACACACATCAACTCTATGAATGCGAACTTCGCTTTGAATGAAACATTTCTTGATACAGCTCAGCTACGAACTTCGGTTGTATCTCATGCCAAACTATTAGGATATACTCCAAGATCTATTGCCCCTTCGGTTGCTTATGTCGATGTTAAAATGAATTACGATACTACAGCAACTCCTTTATGGAATCATGATTCTGCTAATGCTCCATTGCCTTTGTCAATGCCAAGAGGTACTACATTCCAAACAATAATTAATGGTGTCACATATCCAATGTTTAATTCAGTTACAGAAAATATTGTATTTGATTCAACAGATGGTTGGAATTTTTCTAATGTTGCAATTGAACAAGGGGTATTAACTAGTATAACATACACATTCCAAAATAATAATTTCGAATCGTATATACTTCCTATGGTAAATGTTAACACAAGCTCGATTAAGGTAACAGTTACCGATTCAAATTCAACATCAGCAGCTAAAGTTTATTCTCTTAATAGTAATATAGTTGACTTAGATGGTTCAAGTGAAGTGTTCTTCTTAGAAGAAGGAAGAGACGGGCATTATGAAGTTAAATTTGGTGATAACATTGTTGGTAAGAGACCAGGCAATGGTAACAGTGTTGAGATAGAATATTCACATATACCTACTGGTGTTAATGTGAATGGTGCTACAGTGTTTAGTATGACAGGAACACTTAACGGCAATACCGATGAGACGATGACACTTGTGACTAAAGCTACTGGTGGTGCAGCAAGAGAAACTAAAGAGGCAATTAAATTTAATGCTCCTCTTGCTCACGTATCTCAAAACAGAGCTGTTACACCAGATGACTATAAAGCTATTATTAAAAACGAATTTGCTGACGTTGAAGCAGTATCAGTATGGGGTGGTGAAGATCATGATGTACCTGATTATGGTAAAGTATATATTAGTATCAAGCCTTTATCGGCTGATGTATTAACCACAGTACAAAAGGAAACAATCATTGGAAATATTCTTAAACCTAAAAATGTTGTAAGTATCACTCCTGTCCTTCTTGACCCTGAGTATACGTATATTAATTTAGAGGTTTTCTTTAAATTTAATCCGAACCTTGCTTCAGTAACTGCAGAAGGTTTGGCAACATCAGTAAGGAGTTCACTTATCTCACATAATACCGACGTACTAAAAAGTTTTGGTGGAGTATTTAGAGCAAGTAATGTTATGAAGAAAATAGACGATACTAATATTGCTATCCTATCTAACATCACTCGTATTAGAATGACAAAGAAGATCATACCAGTGCTTGGTACAGCAACATCATACTCACTTAAGTTTAATCAAAAGTTAGATAGTTTAGATGGTACTACATCAACTCTTGGTTCTTATGTGTCATCAAATTTATTTACATATAGTGGTCAGCAATGTATGTTAAAAGACTTCTATGATACTTCAAGCGGTACAAGAATTATTCAAATCGTTGATGCTAATGGAATAATATATAATACAAATGCTGGTTCGGTAAATGAAACTACTGGAACTGTTACATTAAATGGCTTTAATCCAACTGCACTTCCTACTGGACAAACTACAATCGATGTTAAAGTTAATCCAGCATCGAATGATATTAAACCTATGAGAAATGAATTACTAACTATTGATACATCAGGCGCAACTATAACAGGAACAATTGATACTATGGCTACTGGTGGTACGACTGCTGGAATCGATTACGAAACAGAGGCTAGCTGCTAATGGCCCATATCGGTAAATATAATATATCATCTTATGTTAATGACTTAATACCGGAACATGTAGCTACTTCATATCCTGATCTTATTGAGTTCATTAAGGTATATGCATTATATTTAGAACGTCAAAACAAATCTGGATTCTATCTTAACGCATTAGATATCCAAAGAGATATTGATGAAGTAGAAGAGACATTACTTACAGAGCTTCAGAATGAAATTGGTATTGCTATACCTAGAGACTTTGCTACAGATCCAAGGATGTTCTATAAGCATTTGATTGAGTTCTATAGAAGTAGAGGTACACCTGAATCAATCACATCATTTTTTAGAACTATATATGATGATGAAGTTGAGACATACTTTCCGTATATAGATTTACTTGTTCCATCAGATGGAGACTGGACGGATCAAGCTGCGGATATTAAAATTAATCAATCTAAGTATACCCCTTGGAATACATTTACAATATCCGGTACACCTACAGTCGTAAGTGGAAATAATGATGCAGGTAACTCTGCATTTTTTGATGACGATATTGTATTTGTAAATGATGTATATAAAACTCCAGGTACAGATTATGCTGAAGGAGTATATTCAGAATCAAGTACAACTAAATATAAATTAACATTTACAAGTGCATTAGCAAACAGCGATGTGGTTAAGACATATCCTAAAGGTTTGTTTACTACAGCAAATGGTTTCTTATCAGATAGAAAATATATACAGGACTCTTATTATTATCAAAAGTTTTCATATGTTCTTAAGACTGGTAAAAATATTTCTGATTGGAAGAATGCATTTACAAGACTAATTCACCCTGCAGGATTTATATTCTTCGGGGAAGTATCAATATTTATTCAGCTATTAACTTCAACTAATGATGAAGTACAGCCTGGCTGGTTAGCAGCTGCTGGTCTGATAAATATAAACATAGCACAACTTCAAATTGGTCCAGTTTCATTCCATGAAGTTGGAAGCTATTTAGAGAAAACTTGGACATACTTTGCAAGAGGTAGTTCAGAGTTCAGCATTATTGGAATGCAGAATCATTGGGATAACATGAAGTTTAGATATTTAGGTCCAAATTCAAACTTTGCTCATTATACACTTCAAGATGCTATAAATAACAATATAAGGATACAACATAACCAAGAGGTTATGAAATTAACGTGTGATACCGTTGCCGTACAAGCTGGTGAACCATATACAAGTACATATACTAGACCATATATAGTAAATGGAGTAAACCAAAATAGTGATATAACTTATTACGTGCAAGATTGTACATCAACATATTCATAAACATATAACAGAGGAAATAAAATGTCAGCAATTATTACAAGTAAATTTAGATTAGATACAACGAATAAGTTCGTAGATAGTCTTGCAGCTAACCAATTCTATATGGCACTGGGAAGGCCGAATGCTTGGGCAGACGACACCTCTCCAACGGTTCCATACGAAAATGATTATGCAAACAACACTTTATGGGAAAACATGTTTGCCATGAAGAAACTAGACGCAACAGATATTGTTCATTGCGCAACAAGAAACTTATGGGTATCTGGTACAACATACATCGAGTATGACGATCAAGATACAAATATTGAAAGCAAAAAGTATTTTGTTATTACAGATAATAACAATGTATATATGTGCTTAAAAGCAGGAGCAGGAACAAGCTCAACTAACCCGGATATAATAGGTGTACAAACTTCTGGAGTTTTAAATCACTCAGGATCAGATGGTTACATATGGAAATATATGTTCACTGTCCCAACAGCGGATGTAACAAAATTCTTAACATCTACTTTTATACCAGTTAGACTTATTGAATCAGCTCCGGTAGCTGGATCAGATACTGCATTGACAAATCAATGGAGTGTTCAACAAGCGGCTATCGATGGTGCAATATATAATATGAAGATAACAGCGGGCGGTACAGGTTATACAAGTACTCCTACATTAACTATTACAGGTGACGGCACAGGTGCTACTGCTACGGCAACTCTTACATCAGGTGTTATTACAGACATCACGATGACGGCTGCTGGTACAGGATATACTCACGCGACTGTTGCAGTAAGCGTAAGTGGTGGTTCTGGTGGTGCGGTAAGACCAGTCATTGGTCCTCCAGGTGGATACGGCGCTAGCCCTACTAATGATTTACGTGCACACTATGTAACAATTAATAAAGCATTTACTGGTGATGAATCAGCTTCTATTCCTGATGCAAACGACTTTAGACAAATAGCTATTTTGAAAAACCCAACTACATTAGCCGCTAGCTCAACTGCTATCGGTGGTGCTGGCTCAATGGTTGTTGGTCAATTTTATAAAATCTTAACATTAGGTAATAGCTCAGCTGCAAACTGGGCAACTGCTGGAGCACCAGCTGATTATGTTGTTGGAACTGTATTTAAAGCAATAGCTACTACAAGTACTGGTACAGGTACCGTTGGTGCTATAGCAAGTGCTACAGCATATAATACGTGTTCAAGCTTAACGGTTGCTACGGGTAATACATTCCCGTCAGACCAAGTTGTTGAAGGTACTATAACAGGTGCTAAGGCTTTTGTTGTTGAATATAATGCCACCTCTGGTGTATTACATTATATACAAAACGAAGCTACAGGCTTTGTAGCATTCACTGCTTCAGATTATATTCGTGAAGAAGGCACATCAATTGCAGGACAAGACTGCACAGCAGTAACAGCACCTTTAATTAACCATCATTCAGGTGATGTTATGTTTATCGAGAATAAAACAGCAACTAGCAGGGCAACAGATCAAGTAGAAACAGTACGATTAGTAGTCGCATTTTAAATAGGACAGACACATGGCAATTTCATTTAACGTAGAACCATATTGGGACGATTTTGAAACCGCAGGAGCGGATGGATTATCCCCAAAAGAAAAATACCAAAGAGTATTATTCAGACCCGGTAAGGCTGTACAAGCAAGAGAGTTAACTCAGTTACAAACATCATTACAACATCAACTATCTTCTACGGGAGATCATATATTTAAAGAAGGTTCGGTTGTTGTTCCTGGTGCACTTCACTTGCATAATAAACTTGACTATGTAAGACTATCAGCATGTAACACCGGTTTAGTTGCCGATATAGTTGGTACTGAATATACCGATGGTACAAACGTTGCTAAAGTTATCCATGCAGCTCTAGCTTCGGGTGATGACTCTATAACAATATGGGTACAATATATATCTGGTGCAGTATTTGCATCAGGCGCTTCATTAACAGCAACAGGAAGTAAGACAGCGACTGTTGCAAGTTCTAATGATGCTAATGCAAATACGCCTACAGGCTTTGGCTCTATTGTGTCACTAGAAGATGGCATATATTATATTAAGAAACATATGGTTGTAGCTAAGGCTAAGACAATTATATTATCTAAGTATACAAGCAATGTGTCATTTGATATCGGCTTACTTGTCACTGAAGCTCTTGTTAGTTCAGGTACTGATGCATCGTTAAACGATAATGCTACAGGAACTCCTAACGCATCAGCTCCAGGTGCACATCGTTATTCTATTACAGCAGTATTATCTACTCAAGCAGTTAATGCGACAACAGGTAACTTTGTTCTTATAGCTCGATTAGAAGAAGGCATTGTTATTAAGAATGCTCGCACCGCAGATTATAATCACCTTGAAGATGAACTAGCTCGTAGAACATTTGACGAATCTGGTAACTACTATGTAAATCCATTTAAAGCTCTTGTTAAAACACATCAAGCAGCAAGTCCTGATGCTACCAAATTAACTCTTGCTGTTGAGCCTTCTAAAGCTTATGTAAGAGGTTATGAAATCCAAACATTATCAACTACTAATGTAACCGTTGACAGAGCAAGAACATCAGAAGTTGTTTCAGATAAGCTTACAGAGGTAACACACAATAACTATATTGAAGTCACAGCAATGACCGGCGTTCCTGATATTACTACATTCGGCAAAATCTCTATTGAGAATTCAGGTGGAAATGAAATTGGTACTTGCCGAGCTCGTTCGATTGAACGTGTTTCAGGTGATGGTGCAACGGCTGGATCAAGATATAGAATACATATATTTGAAGTTGTTCTTGATTTAGCAACGTATCCTACTGGTATGGCAGTTGCAACTCAACTAGATGACAAAGAAGGTACAGCGGCAGGTACAGCTTTTGCTGCGACTATTGCAACTTACAACTTTGGTCCAGACTCATTAATATATGAATTACCATATAAAAGAATTAAGACACTTAACGGTGAAGTAGATCCAAACTTATCTGCTGTATATGACTTTAGTTATAATACTAATCGCATCGTTGGTTCGGCTACAGTATCAGGTTCTGGTACCGCAACATTTACTGCGGCAGCTACTGGTGAACAATTTGGATCTAAGTCAGCTAATACAAACTGGATTCTAATAAATGATACTAATGATGGTGATGGCGGTGAAGAAGTTTTAGTTGGTGATATTACAATTGATAATAATGCAACTCCACCGAATGTTGTTATAGATGGCTTACCAACCACTGGAGATTTAGGCGGTGGCGGCAGTGATGGTGCTGTAGGTGATACAGTAAGATTAATTGCACCTATGGTTAGAACTCTAACACATAAGACTAAAACATTATCTGCAAATACATCCGTAGCTTTTGGTGCTGGTGTGACTGGAGGATATGATGGTGCAGCGGCTGGATATGAAAAAGGTCAAGCACTTGGTCATGCTGACGTACACCAATTAGTAACTGTTGTTGAGACTTCAGGTTCTACTGATGTTACTGAACATTTCGAATTAGATACAGGACAAAGAGATGATTACTATGATGTAGGTCATGTTAAATTAAAGAGCACATCAAACTATACTGCGGCTGTAGCACTTACTGTTACATACAAATACTTCTCACATTCAACAGGAGACTTCTTCACAGTTGATTCATACACTGGTCAAATCGATTATGCAGACATTCCTAAGCTTGGTGATTTAGAATTAAGAGCTTGTGTTGACTTTAGACCACGCGTAGCAGATGCTGGTGGTAACTTTACAGGAACAGGTAATTCAATATCAAATGCTCCAGTTAAAGGTACACAATTCTCAACTGATATTCAATTCTATCTACCAAGAATAGATAAAGTTTATTTAAATTCTGCTGGTACATTTGGTGTTGCGCCTGGCGTTCCATCACGTTACCCAGAAAAACCAAATATTCCATCCGATGCAATGCATTTATATACATTAACTATTCCTGCATATACATTAAATCCAGGTGAAGTAGAAGTTGAATACATAGATCAGCGTAGATTTACTATGCGCGATATTGGTCGTATTGAAAAACGAATTAATCAAGTAGAATATTATAGTGTGCTTTCATTCTTAGAAGCTGAAGCACAGAATACACAAATTTTAGATGCATCTAATAATGCAAGATGGAAATCAGGTTATTTAGTAGACGCATTTTCAAATACTAGAATGTCGAGATCTAATTCCTCAGAGTATAAAGCCTCTGTTGATTTAAAGAGTCGTACATTAAGACCTCCATTCTCTCAAGGTAATGCTTCATTAGATTATCATGCGTCATCTACTACAGTTAGAACTGGCGATTTAGTTACATTGCCATATACCTCAGCTGCTATGATAACACAAGGGCAGTACTCTGGTCTAATTAATGTTAACCCTTACGATGTATTTAATTGGACTGGTGGAATGACACTAACTCCTACTACTGATGAATGGCGCGATGTTGATAGAAGGCCTGAAGTAGTAATTAATAACGATGGTGAATTTGATGCGATGGTAGCAAACCTTCAGCCTCAGGTAGGTACTGTATGGGGCGAATGGTCAACTAACTGGACTGGTCAAGAATGGCGTGGAGTCGGTGGTAGAACTAGTGGACTCTTTCAGACTGGTACATCTACACGAACAGGTATTCAACAAACTATTGAGGTTGTAACATCAAGATTTAGTATTGGTGATCGTATTGTTGAAGTTAACTTTGTTCCATTTATGAGAACAAGACTTGTAGAATTTTCCGCAACACGCATGAAACCTGCAACTCAAGTCTATGCATTTTTTGATGGTACATCTGTAGCAGACTATGTATCTACTACATCAACAAGCTATACACCTTTAGTTGGTGTTAATACTGTTACTGCTCACCCCGCTGGGGCCACGACATTAACAACCGATGCGAATGGCGCAATAAGTGGTACATTCTTAATACCTAATAACTCTGCCTTAAATTTCCCAGCTGGTGAAAAAGAATTTAAACTAACTCAAAGATCTGATAATGACGATTCAATAACAACAACATCCGCTACAGCAATGTATACAGCTGCGGGATTAATTGAAACTAGAGAGAATGTTATTATTTCAACAAGAACTCCATTCATTCAGAAAACTTCGGCTGGTACTCAAACACAAAGTGCTAGTAGAGATACAGGACAAAGAACGACGCCGAGGGTTAATTGGGGTGATCCACTTGCTCAATCTATCTTACTTGACCAAGCTGCATTTGTTACTTCAGTAGATCTTAACTTTACTACTAAAGATGATAACATACCAGTTCAAATACAGATTAGAGAAATGGTTAATGGATTCCCAACACAGGTTATTATTCCATTCTCTGATGTAACACTTAATCCAAGTGCTGTTAGTACATCTGCTGCAACAACATTTACATTCCCATCCCCTGTTTATTTACAAGATGGTGTTGAATATGCAATAACAGTTATATCTAACTCAAATAAATACCATGTGCGTTATGCTCAGATTGGTGATGAAGATCAAAATGGTAATAGAATAAGCCAACAGCCATACGCTGGTGTATTATTTAAATCACAGAATGCTTCAACATGGACTCCTGATCAGAATAAAGATTTAATGTTCACATTGAATAGAGCAGTATTTGATATTTCAACTTCACGTAATTGTGTACTTAGAAATGCTGCATTGCCTTCAAGAGCTTTAGAAGCAAATCCATTAACAACTGTAGCATCGGCTGCCGGTGCGGCTAATACATTTAAAGTAACTCATAGAGATCACGGCTTTAAAGTTGGTGACACAGTTACTTTAGCTGGATTTGCAGATACAAATGGTTATGATGCAGACGAATTAAATATAACACACACTATTGTGGCAGTAACTATGGATAGTTATACTATTACAACAGCGGCTGGTTCTCCTGGTGGTCATGTTCTTGCGATTACTGCTGGTAATGGTGGTGGTACTGCATGTACTGCAACTCAACATCTAGCTTGGAATACAATACATCCAGTTGTACAAGGGATTGTATTACCTGATACTACAGCAACATGGACAGTTAAAGATGCATTAATGTCAAGTGGAACTATTACTGCTACTGGAGCGGCTATAGTACTTAACGAAGACTATACTCCTTTATATCCTAAAGTAATTAAATCTGGGGCCACGCAAACATTACAGTTTGATGGTACATTCGCTTCAACGAATGCTTACCTATCACCTGTTATTGATATGGAACGTTGTTCAGTAATTACTATTGGTAATAGAATTGATAATAATGCTGGTGTATTTAATGCAGGGTTAACTGCATTAACTGCTACTGCTGAGACAACGGCGGCATTAGGATCTAACTTAGCAAAGTATGTAACTAAAACAATTGAATTACAAGATACATCAGATGCAATTAAAATATATTTAGATATTAATAGACCAAACGGATCATTTGTTGACGTGTACTATAAGACTGGTAACACGGCTGGAACATTTGATGCTGAGTCATGGGTTGAAGCTACACCTAATGCAACAGTTAAATTCTCGGATGGATCTACATACGATGAAACAGTATATGATATTGCCCCTGCAGCTTCATTTACTATATTTGCAATTAAGATTGTAATGAGATCTACTGGTACAAGTTATATTCCAATGTGTCAAGATCTTAGGGCTATAGCAATGAGAGTGTAATGCATATACCAGTTCAAGGACATCCGGGAATGGTAAGAGATACAAACTCAGGTGCAGTTATAAATATGGGCAGCGAAGGTGATAGACATTCTGCTAATAGAGCAAGGATGGCACGAGAAGCTGAGAGATTAAATAAAGTAGAACAAGATGTATCGGAAATTAAAGATATGTTAAAACAATTAATAGAGAGATAATATGGCAACAGTAAACGTAACAACAGCAAATACATTTGAAGAATGGAGAGTCAAGACCAATGAGTTGGGAACAGCTGTTGGTAACTTAACTAATCTGACTGAGCCATTAGCAGGTGCAACAGATATAGTTTCTGCATTAGCAGACCATGAGACACGAACAGAAGCGCTTGATCTTATTGTTGGTACTGCTGCATTATGGGACACAACTAATTATGGTACTTTGCGTAAAGCTGCAAATAAGAACCATGCAGATATTACGACACTAGCTGCAACAGCCGGTATTGATTTAGCTAACAATAGTTTATCTGGATATAATGGTTCAGAGACAACTCTAGTAGCTATTCTTAATGCTCAATATGCAGTTGACAATACTCAAACAACTAATATAACATCTAACGATACTGATATTGCTGCTATAAATACGAAGCTAGGTACAATCTCGGCAGCTGCGATGGGAACAACTGCGGCAACGGTTGGTCCTGCTATTTTAGAATTACACGGTGAATTAACCACCGCTACTTCAAATATTGCTGCCGTCGGTGCTGCTTATGTAGCTGTTGCTGGTGATACAATGACTGGCACACTTGTTACTGCAAGCTCTGGATTAAGTGGTTCAACAGCGGGTGTAAGTGCTGCAACGCTATTAACATTTGGTACTGGTTCTAGTACAGCAATGCAAATTAACTCAAGCCAACGTATTGGTATTGGTACAAGTGCTCACGCATCGCATAAGGTAGATGTATCTGGTAGCTTGAATGCTACAACATTATCATATGGCGGAACAGATTTAAAATCAGTATTCCATGAACAAGGTGAGTCATTCCAAGATGCGGTAGGTGCAATGCTTGGTGGTACAGAAACTGGTGGAATATCAGTAACATATGATGATGCTAATAACCATATAGACTTCGCAATTGCAGATGATGGACATAATCACGTAGTTGGTAACATTGATAACTTCGCTGAAGAAGTTCAAGATGTTGTTGGCGCTATGGTTGGCTCTAATACTGAGTCAGGCATATCGGTTGTGTATCAAGATGGTGATGGAACTATTGACTTTGATGTTAACGATCCAACCATTACTTTGACAGGTGCGGTTACAGGTTCTGGTACAATAACAAACTTAGGTTCAGTGAGCATAACAACAACAGGTGCGCCATCGCTTAAACTAGATATTTATGATGTTGCTGGCAACCAGTTGTTCTAAATTGACAATAATATAAATAAAGGTATAGGGAAATGGCAGTATTAAGCAATTTAAGTATAGACCAAGGTGCAGACTATAGTGCTGACATCGTGGTAGAAGATGGTAATGGTAACGTTGCAGATTTAACTGGATATACTGTAGCGGGTCAAATGCGAAAAAGCTATGCCTCAAGTACCGCAACAAATTTTGGAGCTACTATAGCTAATGCCGGACAGGGATTAATTACAATAACTCTATCGAATTCGGTTACAAATGGATTGAAGGCCGGAAGATACTTATATGATGTGGAGATAACCAAGACTTCTACAAGTGAGAAGACTAGGGTTGTCGAAGGACAAGTTACGATTAACCCAGGAGTTACACAAACATAATGGCATTACAAGGAAAGATTACAGCAAATAGGGGATACCAATCCGCTGGAATCACAAAGAAAGTTATAATGGCAAGAAATGTAAGTGTCTCGGGGGTAACGTCGCAGCTCGCAGCGTTAACTGATGTTGATGTTTCTGCTAGAGCTGATGGTTCAATTATACAATGGGATGGTTCTGCCGGAACATTTAAAGTTAAGCCGACTATGGAAGATACGAATAGTAATACAAAAATTAATGGAGGGTCATTTTAGTGGCGCTACAACTTAACAAATTAGAGGAGAAATAGGATGGCAGGAACAGTCATTGTAACTAAATATAGTTTAGCCACAGGCTCGCCGGCAACAGATGCATTAGCGGTTGGTGAACAGGCTTACTCATTTAGTTCAGATAAATTATTCATTGGCGAAACATCGGGTTCGGATGTAGTAGCACGAGTAATTGGTGGTCAAGTCTACACAGACATGTTGGACCACACTGCGGGTACGCTAACAGCGTCATCAGCAATTATAACAGACGCATCGAGTAAAATTAGTGCATTAAATGTTGACAACTTAACATTAGATGGTAATGCAATCACATCAACAAATACAAATGGTGATATTACAATCACACCACATGGATCTGGTAAGGTTATCCTTGATGGTTTATCTCATCCAACGGCTGACGGTTCGAATGGTCATGTCTTAACAACTGACGGTTCGGGTAACTTAAGCTTTACTGCACCAGCTTCATCAAGCTTATCGCTTGCTGCTGATTCAGGTTCAAATGATACCTTTAATACTGGTGAGACATTAACCTTTACAGGTGGTGATGGTATTGATACAACAGTATCAGATAATACAATAACAATTGCCGCAGAAGTTGCAACCTCAGCTAATAAGGGTGTTGTAACATTAAACACTGCTGACTTTGATGTAACATCAGGTGATGTAACGGTTAAAGCTTTAGGTATATCGAATGCACAACTTGCTGGTTCAATTGCTAATGGTAAATTAGCAAACTCAACTGTTGCATACGGTGGTGTTACATTATCATTAGGTACTGCAGATACAACTCCTGCATTTGACCTAACTGATGCAACTAACTATCCAACATCTTCATTAACTGGCAGCATTACTAATGCTCAGTTAGCAGGTTCAATTGCTAACGGTAAACTAGCAAATGATGGTATAACAATTGGTTCTACTGACACATCTCTTGGTGATACAATTACAGCATTAGCTGGAATGACAGCAATCGCTGTTGACAATGTATCAATAGATGGTAATGCAATTTCAACAACTGATTCAAACGGTAACCTATCACTTGCACCACATGGTACAGGAACAGTTACGGTTCCTTCAAGTTATGAAGGTCGTGCTGGATTTGGTTCTGATTCACTTACAAATAAAGCATATGTTGACTCTGTTGCAAACGGTTTAGATGTTAAAAAATCTTGTCGTGTTGCTACAACAGCCAACCTTGCTGCAACATATAACAATGGTGCAGGTACACTAACTGCAACTTCAAACGCTGCAATTTCTATCGATGGTGTAACTCTTGTTGCAGATGATAGAATTCTTGTTAAAGACCAAACAGCTGGTTTACAAAATGGTTTCTATAAAGTAACAACTGTTGGTGATGGTTCTACTGCATTTGTTATAACAAGAACACCAGACGCTGATGCAGCCTCTGAATTAACCGCAGGTGCATTTACATTTGCTGAAGAAGGTACTGATAACGGAGACAATGGTTATGTAATGAGCACAAACGGTGCCATCACACTTGGTACAACTGCAATTACATTTGACCAATTCTCAGGTGCTGGTCAAATTAGTGCTGGAAATGGTTTAACTAAGTCTGGTAATACAATCAATGTTGTTGGTACAGCAAACAGATTAAGTGTTGCTGCTGATGCAATTGATATTGATTCAAACTATGTTGGTCAAGCTACAATAACAACATTAGGTAGTATTGCTACAGGTACTTGGGCAGCAACAGATGTTGCAATAGCTCATGGTGGTACAGGTGTAAGTTCACATACTGGTGACGGATATTGGGTATCAAACGCTGGCGGTACAGCATTAAGCTACATAACTGGTACACAATACCAGCATTTAGGATTTAGTTCAACTGGAGTTCCACAAGCAAGTGGAACAATTGATGGTGGAACATTTTAATTAACGTATATATATAAGAAAGAGAGGAAAATAATATGCCAAAACCTTTAAAGTGGAATGGAAGTGCAGGACTTAAGGAAATGTCCGCAGCTGAAATTGATGACAACGTCGATCTAATATTAGACCATTTTTCTGGAATGACATCTAATAATACTGGCCACCTTGCAATGAATGCAGAGTCGGGCTGGACAGACATTGGTACATTCGCAGATACTAGACGTGACCAAGCACAGGGAACTCACCCGGCTAATACAACCATTCATACAGACAACTATGTCTTTAGACAAAACTTAACTGACGTTACTCCTAGCCCAACAGCTAGGCCGTTCGCAGTTAAATATGATGGTGGTTCTTTTGATGGTATGATTGAAATGACAGATGCTGAATGCAGAGCTGACATTGTTGATAGAATCAATATTAAAATTGCTGCAGGTGGTGTAGGTTCATATGTATTACAACCAGCAGCTCCTGGTACAGGAACATGGACTAACGTTGGTACAGTTAATAACAAATTAGCTGTGGATTCAGTTGCTAATAGCACAATACTTTGGAAGAGAACAACTGGTTCGAATACAACTGCAACAAGACCTCTAAAATGGAATTCAAATCAAGTGAAAGAGATGTCTGATGCTGAGATTAATGACTTAGTAGAAATGTATCAAGAATCTATTGTTGATACAGGTATTGGTAAGTACACATTAGCTGCAGCCGCTCCTGGTACAGGAACATGGCAAACAGTAGGTTCGGCCTTTGTTGATACAAGAAAACAAAGAACAGACCAAAACTATTCAGGTGATTATACTGGTGCTTATACCGGTAACTATACTGGAGCTTATACAGGTTATTACTCAACATACTACTCAGGACGTCAAGTAGGTCCATATACTGGATATTACTCAGGCACATATACTGGATATTATTCAGGAACTTATACTGGTTCATATACTGGTGCAACAATTATGGCCGCAACAGACTCAGTAACTACAATGAAACTTTGGTTAAGGACAGCATAATATGGCAAAGCATAAAATAGTTTCATGTTATACCAAATCAGGTGCAGCATTTAATACAATAACAGAAGCAATAGAAACACATATGGCGGCTTCATCTGCTACTGAAACAACAATTGCTGAGTATGAATCATGGGTTGATGGACAAACTAACTTTACTGAAACAAAATCATTAACATCTAATGGTTCAGCTGTTGCCTCTGGTACTGCAGGTAATGGTTATGCATTAACTAGAACTTGGACACAAGCTAAGTTAGCAGCATTGGCAGCAACATGGACTTCTCTTGCTGAAGCTAAAGGTGAACCAACAACTATTGGTACTGGATGGACAGTAACCCATACTGATACTGATCCTGCTAGTGGTAATCCATCACCTGTATGGGGTGGAGATGGAACAGGTGGTCCAGAAGGTTCAACATTTGGAGTAGAAGGCATTTAATAAGCGAGTATAAATAATTATATTATAACTGAAAGGAATATATCATGGCAACTGAGAATAAAAAAATCAATGATCCGTACTACGCGGATGCATCTTCCAATCTAATCGTATGCGACTTCTTATATGAAGATGGCACATCTACAACTGTGTCAATTGGAAATACTCCTAAGGGAGAAAAAGATAATCCGGATTGGAAACAAGTATTTAAAGAGTTTACTCACGAAGAAATTAAAGCAAATACTAAATTAAAAGAAGATTCATATCATGCTAACCAAGCTGGAAGACTGGCCAAAGAAAAAGCTGATCAAGATAAAGCAAAGAATGAAGCATTATTTGCAGCAAAGGTTGATGCCTTTGAAATCGCAGAGGTTAAAGCTTCTAAGAATAGAGTGGCAAAATCTAAAATTCGTAAAGCAAGTAATCTAGTAGAGATCTTTGCTTATAGTGCATCTATTATCTTAGAAGAAAATGCCAAACCAAAAGAAGAAGCTTAATGGGTTCATAATTGTAGCAAGTCAGTTTTACGAGTATTATGAGGCGGCTCATATGCTTATAGATTCACTGCTAGATTATATGCCAGAGGCAAACATTGCCCTATTCGCTCATGACCAATGGACCAAGAATGATTCACGCTGTGACGATCTTTATATGGTTGATGATTGTCCTAATCATGTTCGAGCCAAACTCTATTGCCTATCTAAAACCCCATTTGATAAAACTGTATACTTAGATGCTGATACTTATGTGCAGCATGAAGATGTATCTAAGATGTTTGACTTCGATTCCGATTTAGTATTCACTAATATAAGACCATACGCAGGTAAGATAGCTAAGTTTGTTGGAGGTGAAATGGTATTACATGGTGGCGTATTCGGTTATAAGTCAACGCCTAGAGTATTTCAATTCATGGATGATTGGTGGAATTATTATAATAAGCAAAGAACTAATGAATGGTGGCCAGAAGGGGTTCAACCAAAATCACAATTAATTAGTTGGGATCAGCTAACTTTATGGTGGTTAACTGAAAATACGTATTCTGATTTAGATATAAGTATATACGAAGATGATGCAAGATGGAATTTTGTTTATGTATATAAAGAAGATGAATGCAAAGGACCAATAGTAATATGGCATTATACATTACCATTAAAAAAACCGGCAGATGCGCGAAGTCTTAATTAAAAATAAAGAGATATTAAAAAGACTTGATGGCTTTATTGAAAGTATCAAGGGCCTTGACATGTCTATTTTAGATATTAAAGAGCAAGGAGACAAGGGTAAAATATATGCCACCTCCAAAGAATATCTACAACTCGTATTAAATAAAGCTGAGAATAAACAATTTAGAGGGCCACCTGAAATGATGTGGGGTGTAGACTTATGTAACAATCATAAGTACGGTGGCGAATGGTTAATACTTGCAGAGGATGTAGGATTTAATTTTGCAAGAGAATTAGGTGCACAACAGAATGCATTGTTCATGTATTATCCTAAGGATGGTTATATAGGTTGGCATGATAATAGAGATGCTCCAGGATATACTATATTATTTAATTGGAGTGAGGGTGGAGATGCATTCTATAGATATCGTGATTGGAAAACTGGTAAGGTGCATACTATACATGACAGACCTGGTTGGACCTGTAAGACTGGTTGGTATGGACCAGGTAAAGAGTCAACATTCCATTGCGCTATGACTAATGAACCAAGATGGAGTATAGCATTCTATGCACGTAATGAGACGATGAGAGATCTAATCATTGATGAAATAGAAAATGACTAAAACAAAACTCATAAAATTTATAAAAGACAACAAACATAAATTTGTATTCTTTAATTATAGAGGTGGAATGGGTGGTGAAACCATTTGTAATCATCTAACACTAACAAATGATTACTTCTATAATGAAACTTTTAAGCAAGATATCATAGATAATAAGTCACACATATTCAGTGCCGAGCTAGATGATGGAGGTTCTAAGCCTGTAACAGATGCTTATGATACCGCAAATAGATCTAGGTTTAGAGATTGGATGTTCGGAGATTGGTTTATGCTACATTCATTATACGATAATTATAATTCTAATAATAATAACCTATGGGATGGTGAAAATATATTTCCACAGTATGATGATGTACATGGTGATAATGAATTTTATGATAAACTATATGAGATATCAGATTCAATAGAACATAGAAATTCAAATCTAGGTGATATCAATTGTATTTTTGGTTGGGACAATAGAATTAATGATGGTAAATGGGACCATGAATGGAAAGATGTAGATCATGAATGCGATGAGGTATTAGAAAGATTTGCTGCACAAGATAAACCTTACTTGATTCGAACACATGGTATAACCCCTTTTATGAAATTTTTAGGTGGTGCAAAGTTTATTGATATTGTTTGTAATGAATGGGAAAGGTATTGTACAAGTTTATCCGAAGCAAAAGTATTTGTTAATCCTATTAAAGGCAAAGAAGAAATAGCCGCTATGGTTAAACAGGTAATACATTGTTGGTCAATTGGACTCGAAGCAATTGGTGTAGATAATAAGAATCAACCAGTGGGTGGAGTGTCACCTATTATAACACATAGCGAGATGGAAGCAGAACTTAAAGAAAAATTTGTTTTAGATTATATAGGTGATGCGGAAGAGATATGTCTTAAGACAATAGGTGTTATAATAGATCCTGAAAAATATGAATTAAATTTAAATACTTTTAAAGATGCAACTGAATTAAATAAATTTGTTCATGCGTTACAAATGTTTAGATCATATCCAAAGATGCTACCTTTTTTTATGAGAGATGAACTTACAAAATGGGATATGGGTGGACCATGGGGAACAAAGATTGAAGAGCCAAATCATAAAGGTGCATGGTGGCAAACAATATATAAACATGAGCGATGGTGGTATGACATAATTAACCCACAATTATATAATATGCAAGATATGTTTGATGGTGATTGGGTAGAAGAACAATTCGGAATGGATCCAAAACCTATAAGAGAAATGATGGCTAAATGGCATGAAGGCAATTGTAAGTTCTTAGACGATATGCATATTACTAATTATCTTCCTAAGGCACCTTCAAAAGAAGCACAAGATATATACCATACACATCGAATAACGCCGTCATGAATATAGTAACAGTTAAATGGGGTGACAAATATTCTGTTGATGATGTTAATAAATTGTATTATAGTTGCGTAGCTACTACTCATGAGAATGATATTCATTTTTATTGTTATACAGATGATTCTATTGGGTTAAATCCTCATATAAATTGGTTACCTCTTATTGATATGGATCTAGATGGGGTATGGAATAAGTTATCATTGTTTAAGCCGGGTATGTTACCAGAAGGTAAGTGGTTATATTTAGACTTAGATGTAATTATACAAGGTAGATTAGATGAGATCTATATGCAAAATCAGTTTACAATGGTTAAATGCTATTGGAAACCTATAGAAGTTCTTCGCCCTGATTGGGTATTTGAAGGCAGAACTATAAGAGATCATGATATAAACTCTTCTGTTATGTTGTTTCATAATGATGAGAACCATCATATATGGGAACACTTTTGGGAATCACCTGATGATTATATGATGGCTTATCCAGGAATAGATGGGTTTATATATTGTGAAGGCTTTGCCCCTAACAATTATTGGAAACAAGGTAGGATATATTCAAAGTACTATGGAATTAAAGAAGAGTCATGGTATAATCCACCTGATGAGCCTTATTATTTAGAAACAGCTGCAATCTGTTTACTTAACGGACCCCTTAAGATATAAATAAAGCTATAAGGATTGAATATTCAATTATTATAAATAAAGACAACGGTGGTTATATAATCATCACAATAAAATTAGAGCATAGATATGGCTGGTACTGTAGTAAAAATCAAGCAGTCCTCTGTTGCAGGTAAAGTACCTTCAGCGAGTGACTTACAACAAGGCGAATTAGCACTTAACACGGCTGATGTCAAGCTATACTCAAAGAACGGATCAGGAGAAGTCATTACGTTAGCGGCGGGGGCTAGTACGTTTACTCAAACATTTGATATGGGTAACCATGCTGGAGATGTAATATTAGACGGCGGTGATTATAATGATTCAATTTATGTAACACAGGGTTCATATGACGGCGGGGGAGCATAAGATATGGCAACAATATTTAAGATAAGAAGAGATACGGCGGCCAATTGGGCGTCTGGCAATCCTACCCTAGCAGCGGGAGAAATGGGTCTTGACCAAACAAATAACTTCATCAAAATGGGTGATGGCTCAACTGCTTGGAATTCGTTAGCCCAATTCACACAAAACATTGAGAACGTAGAGGATTTAGTAGGTGCAATGGTCACCTCAAATACTGAAACATTTATTACAGTAACCTACGATGACTCAGATGGAACACTAGATTTCGTTGTTCCAGTATTAGATGAAGACAACTTATCAACAGATTCCGCAACACATTTAGCTACACAACAAAGTATTAAAGCATACGTGGATGGACAAACCCACTTAAGCTTACTTGACGAAGACAATATGGCATCTAACAGTGCTACGCAAGCCGCTTCTCAACAATCAATCAAAGCTTATGTGGATGCACAAGTAGATACAGAAGATACCCTTGCTGAATTAGATGATGTTACTCTTACAACTCCAGCAGATGGTTCCCTATTACTTTATGATACTGGCAACTCAGTTTGGATTGACAATATCATGTCAGGTGATGCTACTCTATCAGACACTGGTGCTATAACACTTGCAACAGTTAATTCAAATACTGGTGCAATTGGTTCATCAACAGCTATTCCAATTATTACAACTAACGCCAAGGGTTTAGTTACAGCAGTAAGCACGGCAAGTATTACAACATCATTAACGGTTGGAGCTGATTCAGGTTCTAATGATGCAGTAGCTCTAGCCACTGATACATTAGATTTCTCAGGTGGTACAGGTATTGATACAACAGTTTCTGATAATGATATCTCAATTGCTATCGACGCTACTGTTGCTACATTAGCTGGTTCACAAACATTAACAAATAAAACATTAACTAGTCCAGTTCTAAATACGGGTGTTAGTGGTACTGCGGTTAAAGATGAAGATAATATGGCGAGTAATTCTGCCACTCATCTTGCTACTCAACAATCTATTAAAGCATATGTTGATAGCGTAGCGGATGCTCAAGATAATACAGATGAAATAACAGAAGGTTCAACTAACTTATATTTCACTAACGCAAGAGCTAGAGCTGCGGTATCTGTTACAGATGCGGGTGGCGATGGTTCATTAGCATATAACTCTTCAACAGGTGTTATCACATATACAGGCCCAAGTGCTGCAGAAGCCAGAGCACATATTAGTGTTACTGATGCTGGTGGTGATGGTTCAGCTGCATACAATAGTTCAACTGGTGTTATAACTTATACTGGTCCAAGTGCCGCAGAGGTTAGAGCTCATATAAGTGCTGGTACTGGCGTTGCAATTTCAAATGGTGCAATATCTATTGGACAAGCAGTAGCCACAAGTTCTGATGTTCAATTTGCTGACCTAGTATTAAGTGGTGATTTAACTATTAATGGTACTACTACAACAGTTGCCTCAACTAACACTACACATACAGATGCATTAATTGAATATGCTACTGGTACCACAGGTACACCGGCTAATGATGCTGGTATTGTTATTGAACGTGGTGATCAGAATAATGCATTCATCGGTTATGATGAGAGTGCAGACGAATTTACTATGGGTACAGGTTCATTTACAGGTGCTTCAACCGGTAACTTAACAATTACAACTGGTACCCTTAATGTTGGTCAAGTAAAAGCCACATCGATGGCTTTGACAGGAGCTGTTACAACTAATTCCACATTTGATGGACGAGATGTAGCAACCGATGGTGCTAAGCTAGATAATATTGAAGCTTCAGCAACAGCTGACCAAACAGGTGCACAAATTAAAGTATTATATGAAGCAGAATCTTCAGCATTTACAGATGCACAATTTACTAAGCTAGCTAATATTGAAACTGCAGCTGATGTAACCGATGCAACAAATGTTAATGCTGCTGGTGCTCTTATGTTATCAGATACTTCAACCTCTGGTTTGGGTATTGTTGTTGATGAAGATAACTTAGTATCAGATAGTGCTACTAAAGTACCTACTCAACAAAGTGTTAAAGCATATGTCGATGCTGGATTAGCAGCACAAAATCACCTAAATGAAATGTTAGGTAATATGGATGACATAGATAATGGTACAACATTTGTTAAAACAGCAAACAACTTTACAGATGCTTTAAAGACTTCATTAGATACAATGGAAGACAATGCAGATGTCACAGATGCTACTAATGTAGCGGCTGCTGGCGCTGTAATGGAATCAGGTGATACAGCTTCGGCTAAGATACCTGCTGGAACAACGGCACAGAGAGACGGTTCACCGAGTGCAGGTTATTTCAGATGGAATACAACAACCGGCGGTGCTGAGATATTTGACGGCACTTCTTGGGGATTAGTAGGTGGTGGTAACACTACCGGAAAGGCGGTATGGGAACATAGTTATACAGTTGCAGAAGATTATGAAGTAACTTCTGGTAACAACGCATTAACAGCGGGACCAATTACCATTAATACTGGCTATTCAGTCACTGTTCCTTCGGGATCATCGTGGGTGATAGTTTAATTTTTTAGGAGACGATAAATGTCGAAATTAAAACTAAAGGGTGACTCAGGCGGAACTGGTGTATTTACATTAACTTCTCCTAATTCAAACACCGATAGAACAATTACTTTACCAGATGATACTGGTAATATTTTAACTTCAGCACAAACTACGGTAGCTGCATCATCGTGGGTTATTGATGAAGATAACATGGCAAGTGATTTAGCAACAAAAGTACCTACACAGCAATCCGTCAAAGCTTATGTAGATGCTCAAATTAGCGCTGAAAACACACTAGCTGAAGACAACGATGTTAACCTTACCTCACCAGGTGATGGTGCATTATTAATATATGATACAGGTACATCAACATGGCGCGATGGTGCTATGTCTGGTGATGCAACGATTAGTGATACAGGTGCTTTAACAATTGCTAATGATGCTATCGATAGTCAACACTATGCTGCTGATTCAATCGATGCAGAACATTATGCTGCAGGTTCAGTTGATGGAACTGCTATAGCAAACGATGCTGTTGATAGTCAACATATAGCTGCGGATAGTATTGATGCAGAACATTATGCTGCTGGTTCAGTAGATGGCACAGCAATAGGTAATGACCAAGTTGATAGCCAACACTACGTAGCAGGTTCAATTGATAACGAACACTTAGCAGCGAACTCGGTTGATTCCGACAACTATGTTGATGCTTCAATTGATCTAGCCCATATGAGTGTAAACTCAATTGATTCAGATCAATATGTGGACGGTTCAATTGATACAATACATATTGCAGCAAGTAATATAACAAACGCTTTGATGGCAGATGATGCTATTGATTCAGCAGAGATTGCTGATGGTGCGGTTGATCTAGTTCATATGAGTCCAAACTCAGTGGATAGTGACCAATACGTTGACGGATCTATTGATACAGTTCATATTGGAGCAGATCAAATCACTGCAGCTTTGATTGCAGATGATGTAATTAATAGTGAGCACATTGTTGCAGACTCTATTGATGCGGAACATCTAGCACCAAACTCAGTTAACACTGATGCTATTATTGATGCTGCTGTAAGAACAGCTCATATACAAGCTGATAATATTACATCGGCACTTATTGCTGATGACCAAATTGATTCAGAACATATTGTAGATGCTTCAGTCGATCTAGCCCATATGGCGGCTAACTCTGTAGATAGTGACCAATACGTTGATGGTTCAGTGGATAATGTTCACTTAGCTAACTCTGCTATTACAGTTTCAGATGGTTCAAACACAACAGCTATATCACTCGGAGGCACTGCTACTTTCGCCGGTACGGCCAACGAGGTTACAGTTGCTGAAAGTTCAGGAACGATCACTGTAGGTTTACCAGATAATGTAACAATTGCTGGTAACTTAACTGTATCAGGTACAAATACTTCAGTTAGTTCAACAACTATCGAAGTTGCTGATCCATTACTACACTTAGCAACAACCAATAATGCTGCGGATGCAGTTGATATTGGTATGTATGGTTTGTATGATACATCAGGTTCATTAGACCTTTATGGTGGTATCTTTAGGGATGCTTCTGATTCAGGTAAGTGGAATATATTTAAAGACTTACAAGCTGCTCCAACTACAACGGTTAATAAATCGGGTACTGGATATGCAGTTGGTACATTAGTATCAAACCTTGAAGGTGATGTTACTGGTGATGTAACAGGTGACTTAACTGGTACAGCTTCATTAGCAACAAGCATTACGCTTACAGCTAATGACTCAACTGATGAGACCGTTTATCCGGTATTTGTTGATGGTGCTACAGGTACACAGGGTCTTGAAACTGATACTGGATTATCATATAATCCTTCATCAGGTAACTTAGTTATCGGTGGTACGGTTGATGGTCGTGATCTACAAACTGATGGTACTAAATTAGATACTATTGAAACTAGTGCGACAGCAGACCAAACAAATGCAGAGATAAGAACAGCTGTTGAAGCTGCGTCTGATTCAAATGTGTTTACCGATGCTGACCATAGTAAACTGAATGCTATTGAAGCTTCAGCTACTGCGGACCAGTCAAATGCTGAGATTAGAGCGGCAGTAGAAGCGGCAAGTGATTCAAATGTATTCACAGATGCCGACCATACTAAATTAAATGCAATTGAAGCTTCTGCAACGGCTGATCAAACAGCTGCAGAGATTTTAACTGCTATTAAGACAGTTGATGGTGCAGGTTCTGGTTTAGATTCTGACTTGCTAGATGGTCAATCCGGTGCTCATTACCGTGTTGATATCTACAACGCAGCAGGTTCACTACTTAACTAATAAGTAAAATTCTAAGGGCTCTTCGGAGCCCTTTTTTATTATATAAATATTGTTATGAAAACAAGTGATACTTTTTGTGCCCTTCCATGGGTACACCTCTCAACAAGACCGAATGGACATATGCGGGTATGTTGTACAGCAAATGCTTCCGGCGTTCAGAACCCAGACTCTCAAGATAAGATAGAATCAGACATTGGCATTTTAAAGAATGATGATGGTATGCCTTCTAATCTTGCCAACACATCATTAGCTGATGCTTGGAATAATAACTATATGAGAGGAACACGTAAAGCAATGATGCGTGGTGAAAAGCCTGCAAGTTGTATTAAATGTTATAAAGAAGAAGATGCAGGACATAGATCCAAGAGGATGTGGGAGACCGATAAATGGATTAAGAAACTTGGTATAGAGTCAGTATTAGAAGGATATGATCCAGAGACTGGTACAGTGCCACCACAAATCCGATACGTGGATCTTCGCCTTGGGTCTAAGTGTCAGTTAGCTTGTGTTATGTGTTCACCTAATGATTCATCGGGTTGGATAGTAGAACATAAAAAGATACATCCTAAATTAAAGAACGATAATCTAGAAAAAACAATGCGTTGGGAGAAGGAGACAGGTAAATTAGCCTTTGTAGGTGGTAGTTATGCGTGGCATAAAAAGAATCCAATGTTCTTTGATGAACTCTATGAACAGATACCTAAGCTAAAACAATTATATTGGGCAGGTGGTGAACCACTTGTTATGAAAGAACATTACTTTTTATTGCAACAAATCATTGATGATGGTTATGCAAGTGAGATTGAAGTGAGATATAACTCAAACGGAATGGAGTGGGAGCCTGAGCTCTTTGACTTATGGAAGCATTTTAAGGAAGTTATATTTCATTTCTCTATTGATGACATGGAAGATAGGTTACATTATATAAGATATCCTGCAACATTCGACCATCTCACTATGAAAATGAGGGAGTTAGATAATTATCCTCATGGAAACCTTAGGCTAACTACTGCTTATACTATACAGCTACTTAATATATGGTCTATACCAGATTTTGTTAGGTGGAAATTAACAAACAAATGGAAACTATTAAATCAATGGCCGCAAGGTGGAGGTATGATTGATAATCATTTGGCATATTGGCCGCCCCAATTAAATTGTAAAGCATTGCCATTAGACTTTAAAAAGAAAGTAACTGAAAAGTATGAGGCTTTCTATCCATGGTTAGAAGAGAACTGGGAATTATCTGGCGCACCTAGCAAAGAATTATTCATGGAAAACAATTATACAATAAACCGTCTTAAAGGGATTGCATCATTTATGAATGCAGAAGATTGGTCAGTACGATTGCCTGAAACTGCTGAATGGTGTTATAGAGTTGCAGAAGAAAGAAGTCTAGACTTTGATAAGATCTTTCCAGAGTTATCTTGGTTACAAGATTATCATACGCCCCACGAAGATTTTCCGTTAGTAATTAATACTTCTTAAAAGCCCAGAATTTCTCTTTACACCACCAACATTTCTTACATGGCTTTGTAAACTTCTTTGTCTTATCAGCTTGGCCTTCACAAGATCTTGTTAAAGGAAATAAACCTTTCATTAAACCTTCGCTTTCAAAGCATCTAGCTATAAATTGTTTATCATGATTAGCAAATGGCTTTGAGTTATGTTTTCTATGTGTACCATCTCTGTATTTTGGTCTTTCATCGGTATACATATTATGCTCTTGCATAACAGGTCTTGCTGGGTTCTTTGTAACAAATCCAATATTTTCTTTTAGCTTATACTTAGTTTTATTGTTATCATATACCTTTTGCCATTCTTCATCAAGAATTCTTAAACCAACTTTAGGTGGAGTAGGTACAACAATATGTTGAAACTTCTGGGTCTTAGTTAACTTCAATTCTTTTTCAACCCAAGCCATAATCTTTTTAGCGTGTGTAACATTCCAATCTTTAGCCGCTTGCTTCTGATAACCTGGATTATCGTTTTGGTCTCTCTTCCAAGTAGCAATAACAATCTTATTCTTAAGTTTATTCTCTTTAATATGTTTGGCTATAACATATAAACCTAAAGCTGAATCAAGTCCACCGCTCACCCATAATAGTATGTTGCCAGTCTTTGGTAAATCTATTTGAACGTTCTTATAAATCATATAAATAATAATAAATTGATTAACATAACTTTATTTATATGAAAAAAAATACCTTCTGTCCACTTCCTTGGAATTCTATTAACCTAAGAAATAACGGCGATATGCGGATCTGCTGTAATACAAACTCGTATTCACCGCAACGTGGTATAATGAAGACTGAAGATGGTGAGACTTATAACGCTGGTAAGCATGACTTTAATGAAGCACGTAATGCACAGATATTAAAAGATGTTCGTGCAGATATGCTTAAGGGTGAATGGAATCCTGAGTGTGAACGTTGTAGACAAGAAGAGATAAACGGTATACCGTCTCGTCGTCAATATGAGAATAATGATTGGGAAATAAAATTAGATACAGCTATTCCAATGACTCAGGAAGATGGAACTCTTGATGTAGATAAACAACTAATAGAATTTATTGATATACGTTATGGTAATTTCTGTAATCTTAAATGCAGAATGTGTGGGCCAACTGATTCTCATATGTGGTACCCAGACTTTATTAAACTTACAGACGGTAAGGTAACATCATATAAAGATACGCATACTCGTATACAACTTGAACAAACATCGACTGGCAAATGGACTACTGACCAATATGATTGGTTTAAAGATGCTCCTATTTACTGGGACAACTTTGAAAAGTATGCGCATGATGCAAAGAAACTTTATATTGTTGGTGGTGAACCTTTAATTATTGCTGAACATGAGAAGAGTTTACAGTTATTAGTTGATGGTGGTAAAGCACATAACATAGAGATAGAGTATAATTCTAATCTAACAAATGTAACAAACAAATACATAGAGCTATGGTCACAGTTTAAACAGATTCGTGTCGGTGCATCTGTTGATGGATTTGGTAAAGTATTTAATTATCAGCGTACGCCAGCTAAATGGGAATCTGTATATGAGCATATGAAAAAGCTAAATGATAATCGTGAAGTAAATCTAAAATGTTGGTTTACATTTACTGTTACACCTTATAATGTATATCATATGCCTGAGTTTATGAAATGGAAATTAGAAGAGAGTGAGTTAGATAGATATAATCCTATCGATGGTATGAGACCAACCATAACTCAACACATGTGTCACTCCCCTAAGTACTATAATATTAAAGTATTACCGCAACATCTTAAAGATGACATTGAAGATCATTATGAATTATACAAATCATGGGTTGACGGTAGTAATTATTCAGATAAAGTTAAAGCACATTTCCATGAGGTATGTGATAGCACAATAAGATTTATGCAGTCCGAGTCTTATGAAAAAGATCACCTACAAGGATTCATAGATATAACAAATAAATTAGATAAGATACGAGGTCAAGATGTAAGGGAAATTGTTCCTGAATATATCGAAATGTTCGATGCGCACTAAACCATATTGTAAGGCTCCATGGGTTGGATTATCTTATGTAGGAACTGAAGGTTGCAAGCCATGTTGTGAATGGAAAGGTGGCCAGTTCTTTGGCACTCATAAAGAATATATTGAATCAGATTACTTAAAAGAATTTAAGGAAATGATGTACAATGATGATATGAATGAGGCATGTATAGAATGTATTCATAATGAAAAGATTCAAAAACTAGGCGGGTCGAGAAGACAGCGGTTCATGAAATATGATATTGATGGTGGATTAGTAAGGTTAGATTTTAGGGCTGGAAATAAATGTAATATGAAATGTAGAATGTGTGGTTCACATTCATCATCTCTTTGGGAAGACGAAGATATTAAGTGGGGATCAAATGTATATTTAGATCCACCTCATGTTATTCCAAGATTAGATACATCAGATGTATATAATATCGATTTCACATCTTTGCAGAAAGTTATGATTCTAGGCGGTGAGCCTTCAGTTGATTTAGAAGTAAGAAAGTTTATAGATCATATTAAACATCTAGATTGTTTTGTTGGTATAACTACTAATTGTTCCAACGCATCTGAGAAATGGTTTCGTTCATTAGAAACTATTAAAAAATTAGAGCTTGATTTGTCAATAGATGGCTGTGGTCCTGTAGCAGAATATCAAAGGCATGGTGTTACTTGGGATAAGATCAAAACTAATCTATGGAAATATAAAGCATTATTTAATGGAGATAAAGGTGCTGTTCAAATAGATGATATTATGTATCACAATTCACTTACGAGGTGGAAAGATGCAAATGGCACATGGGGTGATGCTCATATAAACTTTGCAGTAACTGCAATTAACTTTCCTATATTAGATACATGGTGGGATGAGTTAATGGATTTTGAAATACAAACATTTTTTAGTGTAGTTCATTTGCCATTGTCACATAGCATAAATGCAATACCAAAAGAATATTTAGATTATCAAATAGCTTGGTTAAAGAAATGGATTGATGACGGTAAAGCAAATAATATTAACCGTAAACAAGCTGCTGAGATGGCTATAAGTGTAATGGAAAATTCAAAGTATGATCTGTTTTGTCATGAACAATTTGTAAAGATAACAAAAGAATTGGATAAGCGAAGGGATGAAAATATATATGATTTAGATGAAAGGTTTGAGGATATAATGAATGAAAGATAATGGTGTAATATGCATGTTGCCTTGGGTTCATACCACCGTGAGTATGAAAAATACTTTG